TTTATGCCAATTCTATGTTTTTATTAAATAATATTAGATATATTTTTACAGTATTAATTAATGTTACACAAATAGATATTGCCATATTTTCTGTCTTAGTAGAAGAAGTAATTGTTATTTTTACAATTAAAATGCTACTTGATGAGAAAAAATTCATAAATAAAAAATCATTGTTACACAAAGAAGTTATTATGCTAGACATTGAAATGGATAGTATAGATTGTAAAAATTAAAATTAAAATTAAATTAAAATTAAAATAAAATTAAAATAATAAAAATGATTGTATTGTTATTCTTTTTTAAAATTGAAATGAATTTTTTTTATAAAGTGCTAAGTCTTGGAAATATAAAGGAAAGCACTATGATTAAAAACACAAAGAATTATTTCTATGACCTTCCGGACGACATTCAGATTATAATTTTATTATTTGTAAGCGAGGCACTAGTCATTCAGCGCAACAATAATGCGCTAATCATTCAACTCCACGAAGAGTTCATGGACATTAGGAATGATCTTTGGTCTTATGCTGGACGTATAGCGTTCGTTGCTTCTAGGGAAGTGTATGCAGAAATACGTGCCAAGTGGGAATATGTTTATGACCCAGACAATCCTGAGTATCATAGTAAGTATGGTCTTGGTCATATTCCCAAATACTTACTATGATGGTCCATGTGGAGGCATTCCACACAACCGGACTGCAACTGACTGGAGCTAGTCGGTTTATAACTAACTAGTGCTTTACAAAGCTACACCAAAGAACTTTGCTCCATGTCTTGTATTCCATGTGTGCTGTTTTTTCTTCTTAAAAGGTTATGAATATATTTTCATACAAAAAATATTGTTATACTGTTAGAGATTTCTCATTTATATATTGTCTCTTGACACTTGTCTTGTATGTCTTGTATGTCTTGTATGTCTTGTATGTCTTGTGTCTTGCCATTTTTTTATACACTAGTTAGTATGCTTTATTAAAATTGAAATAATTTTTTATTTAGTTAAATATTAGCCTGACACAAACTATAGTAAGCAAAGCAAAACAAAACAAAACAAAACAAAACAAAACAAAACAAAACAAGACACTAGCTCTATGGATGCTCACATTAATGCTTTGTATGATGCTGAGACTAACGCGCCTATGATAAATGATGCAATCAATGTAGTAGTAAATACTATTCAAAACAACATTATTACACACAAGCTTTCTAGGCATTTAAAGGCTATTATGAATAGTTGGATAAGAACGCATTCGTGGTATAATGAAGATAAAATGTCAAAGTTTGAGCGATGTCTTCGGAATGTAGTGACTAGGGAAATGAGAAGTCGTGTACTTGACCTTTTAAAATTTCGATATAAAGAGTATGAGTATGGACTTGGAAGTTATGTCAACGAAGACGACTTGGCTTTAGAAGTACTCCGTGTGTCTATGTCTCAATTTACTAGTAAATACTTTTGGGATATGGACGCTGAGTTGACAGCCGAAGCAAATAGCTGGGTAATAAACAACAGAGAGTGCCTAATAGATAGTGACTTTGATCGTCCCTTTTCGTGGTTTAGCAAACGAACTATGTCAAAACATTATCACTTGCCTCATCTTCCTAGGTACCCAGTAAATTTTGTTCCATTAGAAGTATTAGCACACGACTTCAAACATGAACCAAATTGGACTTGCTCTATTTGCTTGGAAGTTGATTCTATTGCTATTAATTCTCGTTATGTTAGAACCGCTTGTAAGCATGTATTCCATATAGGATGTTTAGATGAGTGTAAGCGTGTATATTTACAACAAAAGGCAAATTACAACAAGACATGTGTTCCATGCCCTAACTGTCGTGCTCCTATTTATTAGAGACTTACGTGTATTATATTGTCTTGTGTTGTGTTGTCTTATAAAAAAAATTTGTTAATAGTTAAACATGTAATAACTTCTTAATAATAATGGGTTGTAATATTAAATGTTATTTTCGACTTTATAAAAACATCATCACGACATAAGGGACAACTAATTTTTGGGTGGCTAGCATCTTTTTTAACAGCCTTATCAAACATTGGATATAAGCATTGTATATGAAAGCTGTGGTTACATAAAGTTGTAATAGTACTATTAATGTCCATTGCGCATAAACAAATAGGGCAATCATTTTCACAAGCACTACATACTGGTTCTACTTCTATTATTGGTTCTACTTCTATTACTGGTTCTACTTGTGCTATTTTTTTTTCTTTAAGAATACAAATAGTAGCATATATTTTGTTTTTTATGTCAAAACAATCATCTTTGCTATTTAGTAAATCCAATGCTTTATTATATACATAATAACCAAAAATTATAATCCAGTTATTTTTTTGAAACTCATCAGTAAGCATACGTAATCCATGTAAGTCATTATGTGCTGATGCTTTAAAAGTTACATAATGAAAAATTTTTAATCGATTATTAGCTATATATTCATGAAGTTCGCATTGTTGGGCATGTACTACTTTTAACCCTTTATAACCATCTTTATCTAAAAATAACATATCAATAAATAATAAAATCGCATAATTAGTCTGTAATTTAAAATCATCTTCGCAATAGTAATGTGTATTAATTAATGTCTTATAAAAGTTCTCAATATTTTCCTTATTCAAGATTTTATTTAACAAATAATTAGTAATTACACAGGTCATTTTTATTGTTTATTATGTCGTAATTTATTAGATTTCTTTTTTTTATATTTAAAAAAAGAAATCAATTTTTTTTACACCTTATTAATATTTTTTATGGCGTCTGGTTCTTTTATGAGAATTATATACTTTATTTATAGTATTATAATTCCTTCCTCCACTACTAGAAGGATATAAAATCGGAATAACTCTAATTGCGTTTGGGTTGCGTTTTGATACTGCTGTTACTAGAATAGAATCTGGAGATTTACGTGGGGATTTAGATTGATATGGAGATTTAGATTTATGTGGAGATTTAGATTTATGTGGAGATTTAAATTTATATGAAGAAGAAGATACAAGTTGTTGTTGAAGTGGAGATGAATGTTGAAGTGGAGATGAATGTTGAAGTGGATTATAAACAGGAGATGAAATAGGTGGTATATCTATAGTACTATTAGGTCCTAATTTCAACACTTCTAAATCTCGAATAAATTCTTCTATTGCCTTGTTTTCTATTGATAGTCTTAATATTTTTTCTATTCTACTAGGTTTTAGAACTCTATCAGTATTTACAATAGATGGAATGACTGCCCGTAAAACAAAATACTCATTTCTTATAAAATTTAAAAATGCTTCTACTGCAGGGTGTAAAATATTAGTAATTTGTTCATTATTATTCAAATTGCTATTCTTTGGTTTATTTCTCTCAATATTTAATAAATCAATTAATTTTTGAATATAACTAGGCTTAGTATAGTATAATATTTTACTAAATGCCTTCTCACCAAAAATTATTTTTAATTTTTCAACAGCTTGCTCATAACTTTCTTTGCCTCTACCTTTATATTGTTCTATACTAATTTTTGTTTTTCTTTTTCTTTTTATATCTTTTTTTTTTGTTACTTTACGCATATTTATATAATTAATATATTATATAATTAATATATTATATAATTAATAAATTATTGGTTATTGGTTATTGGTTATTGGTTATTGGTTATTGGTTATTGGTTATTGGTTATTGGTTATTGGTTATTGGTTATTTCTAAATATAAAATATAAAAAAAAATTGATTTCAAAATTTTAATATTTAACAATTAAATTATTATACTATGTCTACTATGTTTTCAAAGAAAATGCTCTATATTCCAGATTATGTTGTTTATGAAGATATTCCTACTATTATTAAGTATTTTGAAGATTTCAATATTGCCAAAATTAAGAATGTCCAAATTTTTAAACACCCTCAACAAGAATATTATGTTGAAGACCAATATTATGATTATGGCTACGCTTTAATTGAAGTTGAATATTATTATTATAATCAAGGTGCGCATAATTTTTACAATGCTATTGAAAATAATAAATGTGCTATGGTATATGATGACCCATTATATTGGGAAGTTCAATTTAGCCCATTTAAAGAGCATGTTATGCCATTAGTAAGTGATTGTAATACATCGAATAGTTCTAATAGTATTTGTGATTGTAGTCCATATGTAAATACTAAGTCTGAAGAAGAACATTATTATTCTTCAAGTTCCGAAGAAGATGACCCAAAAGATCCTGAATATGTAGATATTGAAGAAGAAGAAGAAGAAGAATCAGATGACGATTACAATTATGAAACATATAAGAAGCATTATTCTAGTTTTCAGAGTAATCAAAAAGCAAAGAAACAAAAGTTATCAAATCAATTAAATGAAATGAAAAAAACAATTGAAGTTATTAGAAATAAACAAGAAAAAATGCGCCTATTATTAATTCACAATAAGAAATCAAAATCTAAGGACAAGGAGTATAAAACTAATTGGTCAAGGCGTCTTCGAGTCATTATTTAATCTTTATAAAATTTGTCATCATTAATGAGTGCTTCTTTACAACAACCATACGTCGTGCGATGCCATCTACTAATTCCATAATTTTTTATTCCTTCCATATGTTTAGATGTTCCATAACCCTTGTTTGTTAATAATCCATAATAAATATTTAGTTTAGGAAAGTTAATACACAGCTCTCTGATATATTTGTCTCGCTCTACTTTCGCCAATATAGATGCTGCGGCAATTGAGCAAAATTTGTTATCTCCGCCTTCAATTAAAATATGATTAATTTGTTTAATAATATGCGATGTTTCACAATAATATGTGTATGCTTTAAAATCATTACCATCTACTAATAAGTAATAACATTCATTAATATTTAAATTAGCGCTAGCATTATTTTGTTTAATTAGTTCGCCTATTGCTTTATGCATAGCACATAAAGTGGCTTGTCTAATATTTATAGAATCGATTGTTTTTTCATCTTCATATGACACACTCCAAAATAGAGCATTAGTTTTAATATACTCAGCAACATCATTTATTCTTTTTTCGGAAGTAAATTTTTTGCTATCTTTTAATAATTCATATTTAAATTCTTCATTATTAGGCAAAATAACGGCAGCACTATAAACTCTACCAAACATAGGTCCTCTTCCGGCTTCATCAATTCCAATTTCCATAATACTTGAATTTGAAGTATTATATTTCTTTTGAAGACAAGTTACAGATTTAATAATTTTAGGCATTTAAAGTTATATATAAAATTTTTATTATATATTTAATATAATATAATATGAATCTCAATTTTAAAAAAAATAATTTGTTAATAATTATGTTATTAATATTTGTAATATTGTCGTGTATTGTCTTTGTAAATATGTCAAATGTACAAGAGTCTCTTGTGAACTTTAATACTGATAATAAAAAATATTTTATATATAATTCTAGTGATACCAGTTATAATTATTATACATTAGATATTAATAAATTTAAATATAAATTGTCTAGTTTGCCGAGTGGTTTAATATTAGAAAGTTCAAATAATGTAACCACAGCAAATAGAAATTTAAATAATTATAAACAAAAAAATATACTAATGATGTATTATAATACCGAAACTGATATATCATTACTAAATATTAATAGAAATACATATATTACATTAGATATAAGCACTATTTCCGTGACAGATACTTCTAACATTAAAACAATGAATATGGTATTTTTAGAAAGATCTGGAAATTTTTATGATCTAAGTAATGGTATACTATCAAAATTAAAAATGAAAATAAATGGTGAATTTGTTATAGCAGATGGTAAAATTGTTGAAACACCAAATCAAGCATCATCATCTGCTCTATCTCATTATAATCAAACACAATATCCAAGAGATAATACTTTTTTCAACGACTTAAATTTATATTTATTAAGACAAGGTGCATTCGGTTCTAACTATAACCCTCCAATATATAATAATTTTGAAACAGCAATGAATTTGCCAACTAACCCCATAGTAAATCCTATTAACTCTATGAATCCATTAGAGTATGCTAACACATTATTTGGTCCAAATATATCACCAACTATGATATCAAATATGTGTTTAAATCAAAATGTTGCCAAGGTTACTGATAATACTACAATACTAAGAGAGACAAGTGGTAATTTATTGCCAACTTTAGGAGCTAATAATGCTAATAAAGCTAATAATGCTAATAATGCTACTAATGCTAATAAAGCTAATAATACTAATAATGCTAATAATGCTAATAATGCTAATAATGCTAATAATGCTAATAATGCTAATAATGCTAATAATGCTAATAATACTAATAATACTAATAGAAATCAAAATTTTATGAGAGAAAGTTATCCACCACTACAACGACCAGAAATATTATCTGATCCTAGACAAGAAAAAACGAATAATGAATTTTTACCCAGACCCGTTTTAACCGATTTTAGTTCATTTGGTATGTAAAAATTTATAAATTATTCATATATGAATATATAATCTATCTATATATTCATATTTTTTGATATACTTATGTCTCAAATATTACGAATCTATTAAATAATAGTTTTATCGTACTATTTTCATGGAAGTATTATTATATTTGCTTGATTGTAATACATTATTTAATTACCTAATATACTTCCACCTCATCCTCCTCTTTGTTTTTTATTTTTATTTCTTCGTGTAAGTCTTTTCAGTAAATTTAATAAATTTTTTTTTGATAACTTAGCAAGCTTTTTAAAACGCGTAAATCGTTTTTGGCGACTATCTTTCATTTATAGTATATAATAATATTTTTATTTTTGATATTTTGATATTTTGATATTTTGATATTTTGATATTTTGATATTTTGATATTTTGATATTTTGATATTTTGATATTTTGATATTTTGATATTTTGATATTTTGATATTTTGATATTTTGATATTTTTGATATTTTGATATTTTTATTTTATGTTTTTTATTTATGTTTTAAACATCGTTTGTCTATATTAAAAGTTTTACATTTTTCTTCTTGTGGGACAATCTTTATTATACATTTAGATTTTTTACCATACATAGGTGTGGTACATCCTTTTTCTTTAATTTTTTTCGTGTAATTAAATTGTTTTGGTTTATCTATTGTACATCTTGATCTAAAATGTTCATAATTATCACGCACTTCACAATATGTTAAACCTGAGTTTTTCCCTAACAGTTTATTAATTTGTTCATGTAAGTTAAAGATATAACGTGAAAAATTATTTCTATTTTCAAATATTTTATTAACAAGTGGAAAGTTCTTAAAGTTTTTTTTCAAATTCATACGACAATATTTACAAGGTAATGTGTATTGAAAATTCAATAATAATTGTTTATATTTTTGTTTTTGTAAGTTTGTTGGATTGATCGGATAATTAAAACTCATTACATGTAAATAATGCCATAAACTAGGACCCCAAACACTTGTTAACATACCATCGCCGCTTTTATAATCTGTGTTATTATATGTTGATTTATTAGTCTTGTTTTTTTTTGATTTCTTCATAGATATATTTTTTTTATATCTTTTTATCATAGTATACTAATAATTAATAATAAAATAATTATTAAAAATAATATGTTAAAAATAATTATTAAAAATAATATGTTAAAAATAATTATTAAAAATAATATGTTAAATACTCAGTAATTTATTTATTAAACATATATAAATATGATACAACAACTTATATATATATATATAGAACAATTAACATATTATTTAGAAAATTTTAAGGATGCTTTTTATAAAATTATTAACGATAAAAAATATATATTGTTTATAGTAATATTAATTATAATATTTACAAGTGCTTTTGTTTTTGTGTATAACACTTATATATCAAAAGAACATTCGTTAAATAGAGAATTTATTGATTCTTCAAAAAACACCACAAAAGATGTATTAATATTGTATTTTTATACAGAATGGTGCCCATATTGTAAGCAAGAATCGATACTATCAGAAATAAAAAACTTTGAAGACTATATTATAGAATCTAATGAAAAAAATGATTTTATAATTACATTAACAAAAATAGATTGCGATAAGAACTCAACTATTGCTGATAAATATAAAGTTGAAGGATATCCAACTATAAAATTAATTTATAAGAATAATGTGTATAATTATTATGCTAAACCTACAAAGGATAGTTTAATACAATTTGTGGAATCATCAATTGCTTAATAATATTTGCTCATTACTAGTTGTTTCATTACTAGTTGTTTCATTAGTAGTTGTTTCATTAGTAGTTGTTTCATTAGTAGTTGTTTCATTAGTAGTTGTTTCATTACTAGTTGTTTCATTACTAGTTGTTTCATTAGTAGTTGTTTCATTAGTAGTTGTTTCATTAGTAGTTATTTCATTACTAGTTGTTTCATTAGTATTATTATTTAAAGACTTTAGCATATTAATAAATTTCTCTCCTTGAGATTCGCCTAATTTTATTAAATAATCTCTCTCAGTTTCTGTTTTAACTACATATGTCCAATATTTTAAATCTACGATTTGCTCAGTTAAGGACGTGTTTATACTATTTTTAATAGCAATAATGTTTTCATTTTCAATAATAGAAAGTTTATTAAATAAAGTTTTTATAATATAAAGTACATATTCAAAAAAATTAGCATCTTGAGTCAATTGATAATCATTAGAACCATAATTATAATTATTTTCTTTATAAAAATTATTGCTTAAATCAATGGGTTCTCGTTTATCATTTGTAAAACATATTATTTCATCATAACAGCACTTTTTATCAAATATACATTCATTTATGGGACAATTTATAAAAATGCCTCCATCTAAATAATAACAATTGTTTATATATAATGGAACAAACATTACAGGAACGCTTGAAGACATATAAAGAGCATCTATTAACTCTAAATTTGGTGTATTAATATGATTTAATTTCTCTTTTTTAAAACTTGTTAAATTACAAGTATAAATATTAAATTCTATTTTCGTTAGCTCATAGAATTCAAGCAATGTAATATTTAATGATATTTCTTTAGCAAGAAATAACGATTTTAAAGCATTAATAATAATGTTTTTATTTACAATACCTTTATCATAAAATATATTTAAATACGCAACATACGAAATATTCACTAATTTTTCCCAGGGCCTTTTGATAAAAAAATCATCCATCCATGTCCAATCAAAATTTAACATATATATAAACGCAATAATACTTCCAACAGATGTAGCATAAATAGACTCTAACATGCTACGATTTATTATGTTATTAGCAGACAAATACTTTAATGCTCCATATTGAAGTAATCCAATTGGACCGCCGCCAGAGAAAACTAGATGTTTGATTACTTTCATTATTTATTATTTATTATTTAATAATTAATGAAAATAAATTTTTATATTTTTATATTTTTATATTTTAATATTTAAACATTAAAATATGGCAAGTGATTTTTTCTACAATTTTTCAAACAAAATAGATAATGAAGATGAATCTTTGAAACTAAATTTAGATGAATTATATAATAAAAAACAACAACAAGATTTAAATGTTTTAAATAATTATAATAAAATCTTACAAAGAATACATAACAAAATTAAATTTGTTTCCAAAAATATTGTTAATGATAATTGTTGTTGGTATTTAATGCCTGAAATGGTAATAGGTGTGCCAAAATATGATTATAAAGATTGTACGGCATACACAATAGATAAATTACGAGCAAATGGATTTATTGTAAGATATACACATCCAAATCTGTTATTTATAAGTTGGAAACACTGGGTTCCAACTTATGTGCGCAATGAAATAAAAAAGAAAACTGGCAATGTTGTAGATGAGTATGGTAATATTGTTATTGATGATAAAAATTCCAATACTAGCGTTTCTAATATAGATAATAAGGACAATATATTATTTTCAAATAATAAACAAATAAAAAATATAAATGCTTCGTCGAGTAAAGAATATAAAGATGTAAAATCTTATAAACCTTCTGGAAATTTAATATACAATAATAGTTTATTGGAAAAATTACAAATTAATTAGCTTTGCGAGTATATTTTTTATTTTTTTTATAATTTTTATAATTTTTATAATTTTTATAATTTTTTTTATAATATCTTTTTCTTGTTTTACCACCACTAAAGTCTTCTTGTGTAGTATTAGTATTAGTATTAGTATTAGTATTAGTATTAGGTTTATAAGCATTTTTTTGTAATAATCTATTTCTAACTGTATAAATAATACTATTTAATAATTTAAAAATATCAATATGTAAATCTAATAATATATCTTTTGTTTGCTCGGTTAATTCTATAATTTTGGCATATGTTAAACCGGGATTAATATTTGTTATTTCATTTGTTCTAGGATCAAAAATTATTAATTTTTTTATTATTGAATCATATAATTTACTTCTATTTTTAAAATAATTGGTTATCATTTTTTGTAAAACACTTTTTACATTATTCGCAATATCTAATTTTGTTAAATCAGAGTTATTATTGTCAGCACAATAATTTTTAAGAAATTCTATATTTTCATTTGTAAAGCATTGTTCTAATATTGTCATTTTATTGGCATTTGCTGTTATATTTTTATTATATTTATCCTCTAAGTCTTTTAAATAAAAGGCAGCATCCTTTTCTAGAGCGTCAGATGTTTTTAATTTTAAAAATTTAAAATTATTATCGTTAAATACTATTGAGTTTTTTGAAATAAAATTTGACTCAAATAACTTTTTATCACATATATATTTTAATATAGTTGGTAATTTGCTATTAAACAACTCATTTGATATAGTATTTAAATTAGTACTTAAATAACTGGCAGTAAAATTTTTTGCTGTTAGTTCCGATTCTGTATTTGCAAACAATATTACAAATAATGAATAAAAAACATTATTAGATGTTTGTAGTCTAATCATTCTTTGAGGTTCATCGGTAATGTCATTTTTTTGATCTGTTGCTTTATTTGGAAAAGGATTTAGAAAATCAAAAATTCCACCACCACTAATCGGAGGAACTTCTTGTGGTCGTTTTTCTTGTTGTTCAGCATCTGGTTTAGGACCAAGTCCGGGATCTGGATTAGGATCTGGATTAGGATCTGTATTAGGATCTGTATTAGGATCTGGATTAGGATCTGGATTAGGATCTGGATTAGGATCTAGATTAAGACCGGGATTAAGATCTGGATTAGAATATGGATTTGAATCGGGCATTGAATATGGATTTGAATCAGACATTGAATCGGGCAAAGTATCACGACCAAATTCAGGCATAGCACCTATATTATTGCGTGTTTCTGTATCTTCTATTGTATTTTTATTTTTTATTAATGAACTATAAATATTAAATGTTTGAAAAATACTTTTAATAATAATATAAATTTTAATAAAACTTAATGAGATAATTTTGCATAATATTTTTTTTTTATTTAAAATTTTGGTCTCTTCGGTGCTCTTTGCTAAATTTTTTGATTGTAATATTTTATTTAAATCTTTTAAGTCAAAAAAATACAATACTTTATTATTGTAATTAATGCCTGATTTTTCTTTACCTTCACTATATATATTTATATTAAAAGGAATTTTAACTCTATTTATATAATTTTCAAAAATTTCACTTGTTAATATGTATAAACTTTCACACTCATCACATTTACTCTTATTATCATCTCTATTATTGCTTTTGTAGTCTTCAAAATCTGAAACAAATGTTAATAATAAATTAGAATTATTTAAATAATATGTGAATTTTTTATTTATAAATTTATCTAAATCTTCATCTGTTTTTGTAGAATTAGAAAAAAGGTTTGTTAAAAAACTCATATTATTAATATATACTATTATATTATTATTAATAAAACAATATTAATAAAACAATATTAATAAAACAATATTAATAAAACAATATTAATAAAACAATATTAATAAAACAATATTAATAAAACAATATTAATAATTTAAATTGAATGAAATAGGTTTAAAAATAAACTATTTAATAATAGTGAGAATTATATGTTAGAATCGTCCCAAATTAATTATGAAAACTTTATAAGCAAAGGTCAGAAGATTAACAAGCAAGAAACAAGAAAAAATAAATTAAAAGAAAACAATAATAAAAAAATATGGAATATTTTTGATGAAGAATGTAAAACTGATTTGAATATAGAATGTATATATATAAAAGAAGAAGAAGACGCACTTCTAAATGATAATTTATGTGCTAATTGTAATGTTTCTTTACGAATAGGAGAAGACGGATTTTTAACATGTTCTAATAATAAATGTGCTCTTATTTATAAAGACAATTTGGATCAAACTGCTGAATGGAGATTTTATGGTGCCGATGATAATAGTCATAGTGATCCAACCCGGTGTGGTATGCCTATTAATCCGTTATTAAAAGAGTCATCTTATAGTTGTAAAGTGTTATGTCCGGGAAAATCAAGTTATGAGATGCATAAAATTCGCAGGTATACAGATTGGCAAGCAATGCCATATAAAGAGAAGTCTCGTTATGATGAATTTCAATTAATATCTAATATTTCACAAAATTCTGGAATTCCTAAAATCATTATTGATGAAGCAATGAGACTACATAAAAAAATATCAGAAACGAAAACATATAGAGGATTGAATCGCGATGGGATTATTGCTGCTTCAATATATATTGCTTGTAGAATTAATAATTATCCTCGCACTGCCAAGGAAATAGCAAATATATTTAATTTAGATAACGCAAGTGCTACAAAAGGTTGTAAAAATGCTTTATCTATTATAAATGAAATTGAACATAGTAATAATATTAATGAAGATATTACATCATTAAGTAAAACAACTCCGTCATCATTTATTGAACGTTTTTGTAGTAAATTAAATATTAATAATGAATTAACAAATGTATGTAAATTTGTAGCATTTAAAATAGAACAATTGGGACTAATACCAGAGAATACACCTCATTCTATTGCTGGTGGCATTATATATTTTGTTTCACAAGTATGTAATCTAAACATTACAAAAACATCAATTAATCATGTTAGTAAAATCAGCGAAGTAACAATAAATAAATGTTATAAAAAGTTAGAAGCATATAAAACTACTTTAATACCAGAAACGATTTTATGTAAATATAATTAATATTCTAAGCATTTACTAAAAATATAAAAATATAAAAATATAAAAATATAAAAATATAATATATATTATATATATTATATTTAATATATTATGGATACTAATATACCTAAAATAATTTTTATTGTTCCATATCGTGATCGAAGACAAGAAAAATGTATTTTTTCTGTTTACATGAAATATATTATGGAAGATTATGATAAAAATGATTATGAAATATATTATAGTCATCAAATTGATAATAGACCATTTAATAGAGGAGCAACTAAAAATATAGGTTTTTTAGTTATGAAAAAAAAATATCCAAATGATTATCAAAATATAACTTTTGTATTTAATGACGTAGATACAGTTCCTGTTAAAAAAAATACATTTGATTACGCAACTACTAAAGGGATTGTTAAACATTTTTATGGATTTACTTTTACTTTAGGTGGAATTTTTTCGATAGTTGGTAGCGATTTTGAAAAGTGTAATGGGTTTCCTAATAATTGGGGTTGGGGATTGGAGGATAATGCGATGAACGATAGAGTGTTATTGAATGAAATTATTATAAATAGACAACAATTTTATCCACGCGAAACAAGAGATGTTCTTCATTTATATGATACTCCAAATAGAATAATTAATAACAAAGAACCCGGAAATTATAATACTAAAAATTTAAATGATAATTTGAATAATATACACGAACTAGAGTATGTTATTGAACCAAATACAAATATAGATGAAACAAACAATGAAACAAATGATGGCACCATTAAAAATATTATTAAAGTAAGCACTATTGAGCAAAAAGAATATATGATAAATATTTCTAACTTCAGAACATTCGTTAATCCAGCAAATGAAATTTTTTACACACAAAATACCTTCTATAATTCATTACTGACACCAAAATTATATGAAACTACTATACATAAAAAAACATGGTCATTGAGTAGTCGTTTTTTATAATGCTTTTTTGATCATATAACACTTTTTATTATTTATTATTTATTATTTATTATTTATTATTTATTATTTATTATTTATTATTTATTATTTATTATTTATTATTTATTATTTATTATTTATTATTTATTATTTATTATTTATTATTTATTATTTATTATTTATTATTTATTTTTTAAATTATTTAAATTAAATAAATTTAAAGTTAAAAATAACATATTATCTAGAATGCCTTATATTTTTGAAGTGCAAAAAATGGAATGGAACTCTAAGAGTCGTCATATAGGATATATGAACATTATTTTTGAAACAAAGCAAGATGCTGCTATTTATTATAATAGGTTCAATCCACATATGAAACCATTAAATGAAGGAAACAAGTGGTGTAGCGAATGGGATCCAAATACTTTTTTTATGTATATTATAAGAGAGCATTTTTATGAACATTTACATATAGCACCTTTTGAAAATATAAATGAAAATAACACTAATTTTCTATAGGAATTTTACCTGTATTGGGACAATTATAATTATGAGCAAATAAACTGGTATCTTCTGGATTATTCGGTGCTGATGTTCCTGTTTGTCCTTTACAAATAGGACATTCATATATTTTCTCTTTAGTTTTGTTATATAAAACATTAACTTTAAAAGTTTCTCTTGGTTTTGAATAAGCACGTTGAACAAAACTTGATCTGGAACTTGTAGATACTGGACCTGTCAGCCTTATGGGAATAAGAGATGTGCTATATTGTGTGGGTGAAATGATTGCTTTACCACAAGAAAACTCTGAAATATTACATGAATATGTAATCATATTTGGTTCTAACGAAAACAACATTTTTGAAAAAGTATTCATTAAATTAATTATATCTTCTGTTGTAAGACCATTGGCATAAACACTCTTTGATGGTTCATTTATACGAAATATTACAACACTGGTTATTGTTGCGCCGTTACTATCTAATGTTTTTTTTATGTTAGTTAATTTATTTTGTAGTTCTTTATAGTCTGTAGGACTTTCGTGTGTTAAAAATGTTCCCTGCCTTTCAGATATTTTAAAAATGCCCCCAATTGCTATACAGTTAACCAAATTAAAAGTTGAAATTGGAGCAGACCCATAATTTATAATTGCCTCTTTTTGTTCAAATTGCGTTTCCATTTGATTTATTGTTATTTCTCTTATAACTCCTCCGGCCACCCTTTTTAGTTTATTTTTTTTTGTATTATTTCTTCTTATATTTCTTCTTGTTTTTGTTTTTGCTTGTTTTCTTTTTTTGTTCTGTTTTCTTATATTCTTTGTGCGATATTTCTTACTTCTTAAATATTTAGTCATATATAATTATTATATATTTAGTCATATATAATTATTATATTTTTAAATGTTTTTTCAAAAAATCAAAAAACATTCAAAAAAATTACTCAACAGTTACAACTTTTGCTAAATTTCGCGGTTTATCAGGATTTATATCTTTAGCAATAGAAATTTCATATGCCAATTTTTGTAATAGTACAGTTGTTATTATTTCATTATAATAATCCAATTTAGGTAATACTATATATTTATTGTCTGCTATTTGTAGTTCGTCTATAACATTTTGCGAATTTGTTATAACAAATAAATTTGTTTCTCGTCCAAGTATTTCATAATATGTGGATTTTATAGTTCTATAATTAGGTAAATCATTATAGTCAATTAAAGTAAGAGTTATATTAGTATTATCCAATAAAGCAAAAGGTCCGTGTTTCAATGAACCAGCCGAAAATCCTTCACAATGAATATAAGTAACTTCTTTTATTTTTAAGGCACCTTCGCAAGCTATAGGATATAGTTTGTGTTTTCCTAATATAAATATACTATTAATATTGTTATTAATAATGAAGTCTTTTAAAATCGTAATTTTACTTGTAATTTTACTATCATTCAACAATTGTGCTATATTACTTGGGAGAACTCTTAAACAATTCAAATTTTTAATATTGTTTAATTCGTTATTTACAAACCACATACTAATTAAACTCAAAACAATTAACATGCTAGTAAAAGATTTGGTCGATGCTACACCGATCTCTGAACCAGCATTTAAATATACACCACAATCTACCTCCCGCGCTATTAACGAATCAACCTTATTTATAATTCCCATTGTTAAACATTTTTTTTGCTTACAAATTTTTAAACAATTATATACATCTATTGTTTCTCCTGATTGTGATAAGAAAATACACAAAGTATTTGAGTTATTTCTATGATTTGGTAAGTTATTTTCATTAAATTCGCAAGCATTAATAATTTTAACATTTACAAAATAGCTTATTTCATTAAAATAAATCTCTCCTAATATACAAGCATTAAAACTAGTACCACAACCAATCAAATAAATAAACTCAATAGAACTAATACTATTTATTATGCGGTCAAGTCCCCCCAATTTAATGATATTATTATTGATTCGACCACCATAATTATATGCTTTTTGTATTGTTTCTGGTTGCTCAATTATTTCTTTTAACATCCAATGATTATAATGTGTTTTAGCGTTATGAAAATTTTCATATGTTGCTTTTTTTATACAATAATTAGAATTAGAATTAGAATTAGAATTAGAATTAGAATTATTTGATAAATCAAGTTCTGTGTTTTCATCCAAAAATTTATAATTATTATTATTAATTTTTACAATACTGTTATCACTTAATGGAATATAATCATAAACTAATCCTACAAAACCATTTGTTTCCGACGCACAAATTATATAATTAGTATTATATCCTAAAAGTAATGGAGAACCCTTTCGTGTTATGTAATATGTGTCTGGTAATTTTGTATAAATTATAACAAGCGCCCAAGTTCCTTCTAGTTCCTGTAAACTTTTTTTAAGTGCTTCCTCAAAATTTAAACCATTTAATGTATAATATTCGATTAAATTAGCAACAACTTCACTGTCTGTATCGCTGTAAAATTTATAATTTTTTGCTAGCAAAAATTCCTTAATAACTAAAAAATTATTGATTATTCCATTATGAACCAATATAATATCTCCATTTTGTGAATAATGTGGATGCGCGTTATAATCAGTTTTACCACCATGTGTTGCCCATCTTGTATGTCCTAGCGCAAATTTAGAGTAAATACTACTTTCAATTGTTTTTTTTTGATATATAGTTTTTAATAGCTCAAAGCAATCTTTTTTTGAAGTAGATGCCTTTTTTAATATATCATGTTTGTTTGTATTTGAATTTATATAACAAATTCCCATTGAATCATATCCTCTATTTTGTATTAATTCTAGACTATTAAAAATATGCTCCAAAGCATTCGTATTTTTTTTAGAATATATAAATGTTATTCCACACATTTTTTTATTAATATATTAGTTAGTGTCCAAGTTTTAATTATAAATATTTTATTAATAATTAAATATTAAATATTTTATTAATAATTAAATATTAAATTATTACGAGTTTCTATTGTCTTAAAAATCTTCTCCGAATTCAAAAGTATTTACTTTAGAATCTTTAGTAGCGAGAGAATATTCACTTACACGATCTTCAAAAAAATTTGTCTTTGTTTCAATGCTTATATTTTCCATCCATTCAAAAGGGTTTTTGCTCTCGTAAATTTTATCACCGCCCAATTGAAGACTTAGGCGATCAGCAACAAATTCAATATAGTCTTTCATTAGAACTTGATTCATACCAATCAATCTACATGGAAGTGCTTCAGTAATAAATTCAAGTTCAATTGTTACTGCTTCGCTAATTATTTCTTGGATTCTTTGTTTTTTAAGCGGTTTTAATAATTTACTATGTAATAATACAGCAAACTCGGTATGTAATGCTTCATCGCGCGATATTAATTCATTGGAAAAAGTTAATCCCGGCATTAATCCGCGTTTTTTTAACCAATAAATAGCACAAAATGCTCCTGAGAAAAATATTCCTTCAATACAAGCAAAAGCAACTAGTCGTGTAGCAAAATTGGATTTTTTATCATTTATCCATTTAATAGCCCACGCACCCTTTTTCTTTATACATTCATATTCGTCCAAAGCATTGAATAATCTTGACTTTTGCGTTTTATCTTTTATATATGTATCAATTAAAGTAGAATATGTTATAGAATGAATATTTTCCATAGCAATTTGTAATCCGTAAAATGCTCGTGCTTCGCTAAGTTGAACTTCACCCATAAAACGAACTCCTAAATTTTCTAATACAATACCATCGCTCGCAGCAAAAAATGCTAAAATCATAGATATAAAATGTCTCTCGTCATCGTTTAAAGTTTCCCAATCTTTGTTGTCTTTTGATAAATCAATTTCTTCAGCTCTCCAAAATAAATCTTCCGCTTTTTTATACATTTTCCACACGTCTTGGTCCTTAATTGGAAACATTACATATCGACTAACGTCTTCTTGTAATAATGGTTCTACACTGTTTTTATTCATCCTAAATAATATAAGTATAGATTTTTATATTTTTTCAATATATATTATAAAAATTATACTTTCATATTTTATATACTATGAAATTCAAATTACCAAAAAATATTCTTTCTAATAATGTTTTTAAAAATGTTTTATATTTAGTAAGTTTAGCATTGGCAGTAAGTTATATTATTAATGAACAGAGTTTAGCACTTATAAGTTTAATAGCAATTGCGTGTGGAATATATGTAATGAATAAAAGTATAGTAATTGCTTTATTTATATCAATTATTATTACTAATTTATTACTATCAATGAATTATTTAAAAGAGTTTGACGTGAAAGAAGGTCTAAATGAAGAACCAGATATAAAAGGTAAGTTGAGACCACCTATAACACAAGAGTAAAAAAATTTACCAAGTTAGACACAAAAACTATTAATTATAAACATTACTTTTGAACTAGAATGTTAAATAATGTTATAAATAATGTTATTAAATTTATGTATAAATTTATATTTATATTTATATAAATATAAGTATAAATATGAATGTAAATTTCAAATTACCAAGAAATATTATTTCTAACAATGTTGTTAAAAATGTGTTATATTTAATAACTTTAGCATTAGCAGTAAGTTATATTATTAATGAGCAAAGTGTAGCACTTTTAAGTTTAATTCTTATTGCTTGTGGAATTTATTTAATGAATAAGAGTCTTGTTATTGCTTTATTTATATCAATTATTATTACTAATTTATTAGTAGCAACGAATTATTTTAAAAACATTTATTCCGTAGAAAATCTAGTAAGTGGGGATAAATGTTGCTCAGGAGAAACATTTTACACTAATAATATATTAACATATAACACTATAAGTAACAATATAAATAATAAAGCTACTTGTGAAAAGATTGAAAGAGATATTATTGCAAATGTTCCAACTAATGAATCGCAAAAGGCAAGATTTTTTTCACAATTGTATTCAAATAATGATTACGCAAAAGCAACAAGCATATGTAATACGATGGATCCAACCAGCACTATTTCAAATATGAAAGGAACGTTATTTAAAAAATCCGATACCAGTTCCAACGTATTAGATGATCCTAATATACTACCCAAAGATATATTAGACATAATAGCATCTAGTAATTTTAAAAGCAGTTTAACTGAAAATAACAAAAATATTTTAGAAACAGGGGTAATTGCGCCATTAGAAATTATGAATACTTATTTATTTGATAATTCAAGACAAAAGAATTTACAAAGACCAATAAACATATCTGATTTAACAAGTAGTCAAAAAATTGAACTAGAAAATATTATAAAAATACTAAAAGATTTATATACTTCATCTAATTCAAAATTATTAACAAAAACAACAACAACTTATACATTAGTAAGTAAAAATAATTATCAACCAGTGCTTAAGAATGGAGTTCAATATTTATTAAATTCAGACCAATTTTTTGATTGTTCTGGTATTACTCATAGTGGTAATAGTGGAAGATTATCAGCATCTGATATAATAGATTTAAGCAATAATGATTATTTTGGAACATCTGGTATTCCTGTTAGACGAGGAGGATTGGGAGATGCCAGTTATAATCCTTATGGAACACTCACACAGGCAGATTTATACCCAAGTAATAAAGATTTAGAAATGGAATTACGTAGATTAGAAACTATACCTGCCTCGGGAAATGTTCCGGTCAATATTATAAGTAGTTATTTAAACACAATAAATAGTTTTTACGAAAAACAAATACAAAATTTAACCAATACTAGAAGTAGCACTTTTAGTCAAACACCAATAAATGATATATATAGTATTAGAACAATGAAACCAACCTTTTTTACATATGATCATACAACTAACAATGATTATCAATGTCAAGATAGTATAACAGGAAATTCAGCATTTAAATATTGTGGTCCATCCGCATATTATGAAATTCCCAAGTTTTAGGTAAAAAAAATATTTATACTTACTAACTTTTATAAATATTTGTATATTTATATAGACAATATAAATGTATGGGTACGATCCTATATTTTTAGAAAAAAGAAAATTAAATGAATGGTTAGACGAATCTGAGGACAATATTTTAGTAATTTTTGATAAAAATAGTTTGAAATTTTCTGCGTCACCAAATGATAGCATGAAAAATAAACCACACGACAAAGTTTTTTGTTTGAAAAAACAATTTTTATTTAATCCAGAAATAAAAGACATATATTTAAAATGTGCTTTAGAAAATGGTCAAATTATGGTTAAAAAAACGTATACTACTAAAACTACTTATAATAACATAGGATATTATATTAATAAAAATGTGCTAATTGATATTAAAACTATTAAACCTTCATTACATAATAAACGCATTTTTAAAGTTTCAATAAATACAGAAAGTATAGATACAGGTCAGTTGCGTGCGGCAGGAGAGAATATGTATATTTCAAAAGAAACTTTAGCATTATCTAAAATTGGACTATTTAAATTTAAAAATAAAGAAATAAATGCTCTGGATAAAAAAATTACTAATAAAAATATACCATATAAAGACGACGTTTACTTTGAAAAGTTATTATCAAAAGCATTGTATGATTATTCTTTTAAATGGGACGGTCCAATAAATGCTTATTTACGATATGGTGACGTATATTTTTATACTAGTATTTTTAATCAAACATTTACAGTTTATGGAGACACAAAAGATAGTGCCCGTGAAGCAATTATAGATAAAGTAGCAGATCTTGATAGAGCATTTTTAGAAGCAGCACCAAGACATGAAGACTCTGTAAAAGTGTATTATAGAGGAATGAAACAACCTTTTGAAAATTTAGTAAAAGAAGGCGAGTCAATAACAGTACAAAATTTTATGTCTATTACTACGGACTATAAGGTAGCACTCGGATTTTCAGGAATAGGAAAAGTTGGACACGCCAAATGTTGCGTATATAAAATTTTACTATCAAACGGCATACCATATATAAATATGGTAAATACAACTAAATACAAACATGAAAATGAAACATTATTACCAAGAAATTTAAAACTAACTCTTATAAAAAAAGAAATATTACCACATAAGTTTTATGGTGAAATTCCAGTAATAATTGTAAGAGTTTCATTACAAAATAATGACCAATTTAAAATTCCTAGTGGTTGTAAGAAATTTTATTTAGGAAAATTAATGGCTGTTAAGTCGTCATATATAGACTTAATTAGTAAATCAAAGACTGATAAAATTATATTAGAAAAAATGGTGCCAGAAAGAATGATGCCAGAAAGAATGATGCCAAAAAACAAGAACATAACAAAGAAACAAGGAACAAAATCAAAACGAGAACGATGTCCCAATGGAACTCGTAAAAATAAAGAAACTGACAATTGTGAACCATTTATAACCAATTCTGTTAAAAAAGAAAATAAACCATCAAAACAAAAAACGAAATCTACACGATGCCCCAATGGAACACGTAAAAATAAAATATCTGGGCTATGTGAAAAATTAATTTCATAAACTAATTCCTAAACTAATTCCTAAACTAATTCCTAAACTAATTCCTAAATTAATTCTTTAATATTATTATTTATTAATAATAATATGAGAGATTGTTGTGTTAACACAACAAGAGCCAAAAAATGTAGAAGAAAAGACGGGAAACTATTTAGTCTTCCACGAAAATTTACTAAAAAACGATGCGCGCATATTAAAGGTTTCACTATGCGTTCCTCGTGCGCCCCATATAAATATTGCTAAAATTTATTTACTGTAACTATAAAATAGATATGCTCCAGTAGCCCCTAATAGTTGAGCAATTACATATACTACAAATTTGGAAGCATCTATTTTTTTAGATAATAACATCATATAACTTACTGCTGGATTGAAGTTGCCACCTGAAACTTTTCCGCCAAAATAAATAACTGACGCTAAAGTAATACCTATTGCTAAAGGATCGCCCGACATTAAAATTACTGCCAAGAAAATAAAAGTTCCTATGAATTCTGTGAAAAATTCTAACAACATATTATATATAATATATAATATATAATATAAATTATAAATTTTAAATTTTAAATTATAAATTTTAAATTATAAATTTTAAATTTTAAATTTTAAATTTTAAATTTTAAATTTTAAATTTTAAATTATAAATTTTAAATTATAAATTTTAAATTATAAAGAAAAACATTTAACTTATATAAAGTTCTGAATAAAGTTATGGATAAAGTTCTGAATAAGAGTGAAACAAAATCTACTATTTATGACCCAGATACAAATTCTGTAAAGTATGTAGATGATACATATGATGGCAAACTATTTTTTAGAAAAAATAGTGGTAAGCCACATATCTTCTTAGCATATTCAATAAAGATGGAATTTACTATAGTTAAAATATTAATGGAACATTCACATCCAAATATTGTTTATTATTATGACATTAATAGTAAATACGTTGACATGGAACAAGTAGATACAGAAAAATCAAATCCCTTATATCAATCTGTTATGACACGCGAAGAATTAAATGAAATAATAGAAACAATGAGTAAAGTAAAAGACTTTTTACAAGCACTAGGAATTATGTATATAGATTGGAAATTTGATAATATGGGAAAATCTGTGGAGGGAAAATATAAATTATTTGATTTTGATGCGTCTGGACTAATCGATTTAAAAACGCAACAATGGAAACTTGAAGCAAATCCTATAACTTGGAGTTATAGACACGCAATTAAAAATGGAGCACAAACACCAAAAGAAATGGATGATTGGTCTTTTAACCATAATATTATTGAAGAAGGGGAAAAACTAATGAACACATAAATGAAAAAATTTTACCATAAATAAACATGGCTCAATATTTTAGCATTATAATAACCGTTTGATTTTCTTTTTTCTAATGCTATTGCTGAACCTCTTTTTTTTGTTCCGGAATGCCGATTAAAATAATTTTGCATACGTTTGCGATCATTATGATTTTTATAAGCATATAATTTTAAAGGTGTTCTGTCTTTAAATTGTTGATAGTCTGATGCTCCAAAATGTATTTTGCGTATTTTTTGTGTTGCTTTATTTTTAATGTATGCTGTGTATTTTTTGCCCGTTATTTTACTTCTCTCAAACTTAATAATTTTTTCGCGCATTATTCTTATAAAATATATTTTATTTTATAATTTTATATTTTATATTTTATATTTTATATTTTATAATTTTATATTTTATATTTTATAATTTTATATTTTATAATTTTATACTATTATAGTATAAAATTATGAATGTCCCTATTAAATATTTGCCTAAACACATAACTAAAAAAGATAAAAAAATAATTTCAAATGAATTAAAAAAATCACGCAAAGCTTATAAAAAACACTCTTATATTACGCGAAAACATATTGCGTCGTATAAATCTAAACCTTCAAAACATTTATATAATGTTAAAAAATTATATAATATTACCAAACTAGTGGTCAATTCTAATCTCTCAAAAAAAACTGGATGTTCTATAAATTCATTACGAAAAATTGTAAATAAAGGACAAGGTGCTTATTATTCATCTGGTTCAAGACCAAACCAAAGTAGTCATAGTTGGGGACTAGCGCGTTTAGCTAGTTCTATTAGTGGAGGAAAAGCATCGGCAATAGATTATAAAATATTAGAAAATGGATGTAGTAAATCATCCAAAGCACTAAAATTGGCCAAAAAGGCAAAATTAAAATATAATTTTGGAACACGTAGAGTAAGAAAAACTAAATTATTATAAATTAGCAATAAAACCAAATTGTTATTTAGAATACACTAATCCCGCAAAACCATTTTGAAACAATAATATATTATATTTTTCTTCTATAACATGTAAATTGTAATAATACTTATAAATACTAGTTGGGTCTTTTGATACTCCAATAATAGCACCGGTTTCCTCATCACATATAGTGGTAAAGTTTGAACTTATTGGATCTATAGGAGGATTATTATAATTATTATACTCAAATTCAATTGTTTTAAATAAATTAGTATTAAATGCTCCGCATGGTTGTAGTTTAAATGGATCAGTTGTTAGTGTGAAATTATAACAATATAATCCAGTTTTTGAACAGGATCCATTAGATTTATTATACTTTTCCACTTTACTAAAAACATTACTATCAAAATCTTGTTCTCTATATTTACCATCACAAATTATAGCAAAATTTTTCATTATTTCACACTGATTTGTTTGTGAGTATATATCTGGAGTATATCCTGTTATATAAATGTTTTTTGAAGCATCACCATTATAACTAAATTGCGTACTATAATATTTATACGCACTACTGATATTAAGTTTTTCTAAATCATTTGGAATCTTGTCTTCATATAACCAATTAGTATAATTAGACCATTCATTTCTGGAAGCAATATCGCTTCTTTGAAAATACCACATCCAACTAGTTATTAAACCCTTAGACTCTATTTTTATTTTACTAGACTTTATTGCTTTTTCAAAGTTATATTCGTTAATTTCTCGTATTAAATAGGTCTGGCTATTTTTAGCAAAATGTTGTCGCTCCGATTCCTCTAAAAAACATTGCGTACATATTAAATGAACATTACTATTTAGTATGGTATTATAATTTATATAACTGTCATCATCAATATTTAAATCTCTATATGGCGGAGGATTTATAAATCTTTTAAATTGATAAGCCAATTCGTTTTGATTTGCTTGAATTTGTGGAAAATTGTTATAGGGTATAGGATTTGTAGAATTAGTATATAGCACATCTTTTATTGTATATAATTCTATAATGGGTCTTAATGTAAAATCAATAACCAACTCACTATATTGTAAGCATATTAATGGAAACGCCATTAAAGACGACATAGAAAACCAACTATTTATTGGTATATATAAATTATATTCTCGTATTGACGGTTCGACGTTGCTTATATCAGGACTAATATTATAAATATTAAACGCACTCGGATAATTACTATTTCTATTATTGTAATTAGCGGGATCATTTAATTCGTTAATATTTCCTGTCATTTTATCAAATATTGCTTTTTTATGTGCGTCATAGTCCCGTTCTACAATATTTTGTAAGTAATGACCGCTAAACTTCTGTATTGTTGCTCCGTCAATTGTTATATTAACTTCTTTAATTATTTGACAACCAATATTTTTAATCCATTTAAACTCATATGGTCTATAATCGTTATTGTGTTTTAAAACTGGACTCCATATTTTGGGTAGTTTTACTACTAAATAAGTATCCATTAGTAAATCTCCATAGCGCAAAATTTTAAAACTATACTTAGTAATTTTAGTTATATCTAATTCGGTTTGCCCTACTTGATCAATTCTAAATTTTTGTAATCCAAAATTAGTATATTTAGCATATGTTGACTTAAAAAAACTTTTAGTTGGATTACCTGTCAAAATAATATTTTGATTTCCTAGCGCTATTAAGTTTAACAATCCACCTGCCATAATAGTAATTAATATAACATTATACTTTTTATTTATGTTATAATATATTTTAATTTTTATATAGTAATTAAAATATATAGTAATTATAATTATTATGGGAGACAATGCTTTAAGCGCAATAAAAACAAAAGCTTTAATAACTAACCTTTCTAAGTCAATGACAGGATTTAATTTAAGCGAATCACGAATTAACATAATAGTGTTAATAGTTTTTGCTATTGTATTAATTGGA